CTCGGGGTGGTCGGAACGACAGCGGCAAACTCGGTGATGACGGCTACCGCGTCTAAGGTGGTCGTGGCTGGCGCGCTGGAAGCGACCGGCGCCGCAACGCTTGATTCCACGCTGAACGTAACCGGTGCTGCCGCACTTGCATCGACCTTGAACGTGGCAGGCGCTGTAACTTTTGACACCACGCTGAAAGCAACTGGCGCCGTGACAATGAGCGCCACCTTGAACGTGGCCGGCCTTTCGACACTGGCGACCCTGAAGGCGACAGGCGCGACAACACTGGATTCGACCCTGGTAGCGCAGGGCGCGGCAAACTTCGGATCGACTCTGCAAGCAACCGGCGCGACGACCCTTGGTTCGACCCTGAAAGTGAACGGCGGGGCGACCTTTGACACCACGCTGAAGGCGACCGGCGCTGTAACCCTTGATTCGACCCTGAACGTCGGCGGGGCTGCTGCGTTCGCTGCTGCTGCGACCTTCGCGGCAGGGGCCGCCATCACTGGTACGCTGTCCGCTACCGGTACCGTCACGCGCAAAGGCGGCGGCGCTGTTAGCTTCAATGCCTACTGTGACAACGCTGCCACAAACAGTTTCTACCAGGCGCAAACCACGTCCGGTTCGGTCTACTTTGGCAACGCTGACGGTTCGACCTTCGCCGTAAACTCTGCAGCCTCGTTGACCAGCGCCTGGGCATGGTTCCGGAATGGAAGCGCGGCGGTAAACGGCACGTTCTCGGCTGCGAGTGTTGCAGCGGCCGGCGCAATGTCTGTCGGGGCTTCTCTCAGCGTAGGCACCACGATTTATTCCACTGGGAACATCGTCACGGACGGCGCTGTTGGTGCGGCCGGGAACGTGACGTCGAACGCCAGCATGTCCGCAGCCGGCAACGTCACCGCTGGCGGTTATCTCCTGGCTACCGGCGCTGTCCAGGGTGCCAGTTTCTACACCCCTGGCATAGCCACTGTAGGCGGATTGACATCGAGCGGCACCGTCGGCGCGGTCAACCTCACCGCGGGCAACAACATCAACGCGGGCAACGCCATCATCGCCGCAGGCACTGTCTACGCGAACAACGGTAATACCTGGCTTGGCACGGACGGCAACCTGTACGGCTCCCTTTGGGGCGGCTACTTCTCGACCTACCTGGGCAACAACTTCACCGCACGAAGCAACATTGGCTACGACTACGCCAACTATGCAGGCGCCACCGGTGGCCTTGGAACCTACGCGCTGATGACCAACCGCACCGGGGGCGCTTTGAGCCCTGGCCAGCTTGTTGGGGGCGCCTACCTCACCTATGCGAACACCGAAGACGTGGTGCGTAACGGTGGCTCACCTGGTGTTGGAACCTGGCGTTGCATGGGCACCGCCTCGGCAGACGCAAACGATAAAGGCACCACTCTTTTCTTGAGGATCGCTTAATGCTGACTGTGAAATCTGGCCGCGCGCCAAGCTGGAACGTGGAACGCACCGCCATCAACCTGCTGGTGGTGTTTGAGGAGACGGCCGACACCGTGGGGGAAATGCCTTTCACCGCCTCTCCGGATGATACCGCGGACCATGGCAGAGCGATCTACGCGGACGCCCTGGAAGGCTGGTATGGCGATATCGCGGAGCCAGACGCCTGGGAGGTGTCCGTGGCGGTCACCGCCCGGCGTGAAGCCTCGGCCCGGGAGGCTACCGATCGCATCACGGCGCTGGACACTCGCCTGGCGACCCTGGCGGATGCCATTGAGCTGGACATGGCCACCGCGGAGGAGCTGGCCGCCAAGCCCGCGATTGAGGCCGAGCAAAAGGCCTGGCGGATCTACCGGGTGAAGCTCTCCCAGCTCGAAGCCCAAGAAGGATACCCGGCGGCGGTGACCTGGCCAGAAGCGCCGGCGACCCCGTTCGTTATTGCCTAACCCTCTCCCAGGCGCCCTACGGGGCGCCGCATTGACTGGATGCCGTCATGATCAACCTGCAAAGTCTGCTCAATTTCGCCCTGTGGTCCGGGTACGCTAACGCCGACGCCATGCTGGCCGCCTACAACCAAACCCAGCCCCAGGCCTTTGAGCTGAGTATCAGCGACAAGGTGATGCTCGATCGGGCGATTCTGACCCTTGGCCAAAGCTACCCCATCGACCAGGAACGCCAGGCCGCTGGCCAGGCCCCGGTGACGCGGCTCTACCGCAACAAGCTCACCCACGCGATCGTAGACGGCGCGTCCCTGGTCGGCGCCGACATGAGCAAGTTCGAAGAAATGGTGGCCACCGAGGATGGTTGGTATCCGCTGGGGTTCGTGCGCGCCAACATGGACGCGGAAATTCTGGCCGGCCTGACCCTTACGTCGTGGCCTACCGAACAATTGATGCTGCGGATGTATCGCTTGCTGCACCGGCTCAAGCACGGCGCTGACTTTAGCCTGGCCGATTTGATGCTGGCGGCCGAGCAAGCGCGCTTGGCTGAAGATGCCGCAAAGGACGCCCAAGAAGCGCTTGATGCCCTGGTGCAAGATGAGCCCGAACAAGCGGCAAACGTCGCTGAGAACGAGCAGGAAGGCCAGTAAGCCATGTCGCAGAACCTAAACGGTAGCTTTGACCAGATCCGCGCGGCCTGGGGCCAGTACATGAACCGCTGGTTTGATGAACTCTACGCCAACACCAAAGCCGTGGAGCTGTACCGCCAGAAGCCTTTCAGCCAGGCCGTCATGTGGGCGCCGTCGCGCATGATCGATGCCGCCCAGGACATGCTGGCGGCCTACCGCAAGAACGTGAACGGGCCAGAAGGCGCCAACGCGATGTTTCCGATCGTGTTGATGGCAGTTGATGAGAATTTTATGGGTACCGGCGCCGACTGGGGTGGCGATCACATTGCCAGGCGTGTGCTGCAGATCCGGGAAGGTGGATCGTGGTACGGGTACCAGCATTCGATGATGGACCAGCGCCTGCAGGTGGTGATTATCGGCAGTGAAGGCACGTCACCGAAAAGCCTGGCCGCTCAGTTGTCTACGTTCATCAAGCGCCCGAGCAATCGCCACCTCAAGGCCGTCTATGCCTTTGGGGAGTACGAGATTCCGGCGCCGATCACCCTGGAAACCAACCGCATCGACTGGATGGACGTTAAAACGGACCTGAAGAACGTCAAGATCCTGGCCGCGGACATTATTCTCAAGTGCACCATGCCTGTTCTGGACGCCCCGGCCGAGGGTGAACCTAACGATGGCACAACTCACAACCCGCCAGGCTACCCCCTGGTGCAGGTGGTGCAGCACGACGACACCACCGCCCAGGTGCGCAGCATCGGCACTGACGACGGGATTACCTGGAATCACTCGGTATGAACGTATTCCTGCGCGAAGACGGGGACATGCTCCCCACCGACGTGGTGATTTCCTGGCGCTTGCGTTCGGACCTGGCGCCGGTACCGCGAACCTTGGAGTTCACCGTAAAGCTGATCGATGGCGTAGAGACGAAGGTGAAAGAAGGCGCCTCGGTATGGGCTGGCCGGGAGAACTTGCGGTTTTTGATCGTCAAGACCGACAAGGCGCAACCCCTTGGCCAGGTGCAGGGCACTTCCCAGCAACAGGCGATGAAAGTAACGGCCTTGCTGTATAGCTGCGCCGGCATTGCCACCGCGCGGGCACAGGCCGTCGTACAGGAAAACACCACGTTCGGCGGCGCCTTTCGGGCGTGCGGCGCCTATGCCCAGGTAGATAACGATTTCGTGGTACCGCGGTTTACCTGCTTCCGGGGCAAGATCCCGAGCTATCCCCTTGTGCAGATCCTGCAGGAGGAAGGCGCCGCCCTGGTGCTGCGTGGCGGCCGTATCAGCGCCATGCGTCTGGCGGACATGGGCAAACAGGTGCCGGTAGACAACATCGGCCAGATCGACAGTGCGGCCAAGATCAGCAGCGAATACCTGCAACTGCAGGACGTGCCGACCTACTACAGCACCAACGATGCCGCCGCCCTGGTCGTGGGCCCGAGCAACCAGACGCGCATCCTGGAGTACATGCCGCGCACTGACGGGCGCCGCCTGCGCAACGCATCGAGCGTCCTGGTGCGCAGCAAGACTGTCGATAGCAACGTGTGCCAGCACATTCAGGCGGGTGACGTGCTGCAGGTGGCCGGCGAAAGCCTGATTGTGATCACCGCCCTGCATGCTTTCGAAAACCTGGAAGGCGCCCAAGAGAGCCGTAGCCGCCTTTGGCTGGGGAGGCTGGTCAATGCCCTCTAATTTCCTACATGCGGCCTTCATTCGCAGTGTGGACCGCGATCGCCGGGAAGTGCGCGTGGAAGTGCCGCCCTATACCGACGGCGCCAGCCTGATGCCACTCGCCCAGGTGATGTACCCCATTGGTGATGACTCGACCAATACTGAAATTCGCCTGGTGGAGGGCGCCGAGGTCTACGTGGCCTTCGAGGCGGGTGATCCGCGTTATCCGATCATCATGGGCTTTCGTAACCCCAACATTGGCAACGTCGTCGGTATGCGCCGGTGGAATCACGATAACTTTGAGCTCAACGCCGACGACACTTTCACGATCAACGCCGGTACCCAGATCAAGCTGGCGGTGGGCGGAACCACGCTTACCCTCACCGGCTCCCAGCTGGCCGCGCTCGCCGGCACCATCAAACTCAACTAAGGGGGCTCTATGCCTGGAGCAGTACGTGTAGGAATGGACAGCGCCGGCGGCGTGATTACCGGCAACCTGGCGCCGACGGTGCTGGTCAACGGCGCTCCGATCGGTGTCAAAGGGGCTGACATAACTGGCCACGGTACCGGCGCCCATGCCGGTCCGGTGATGGTCGGCGCCAGCGGTACCGTGTTCGCCCAAGGCAAGCCAGTGTGTCGGGCCGGGGACCTGGCCACCTGTGGCGACAGTGCGTCCGGATCCGCTAACGTGCTGGTCGGATAACCGCGCAAACGCCCCGCCGGGCAGCCCTCGCCCGTGCCGCACAATGCCCCCCATGTATCCACACTATGGGGGCATGTCATGCCTGCAACGAACCCGCTCGACTTTTCCAGCGCCGCCAGCGCGGCCACGGCGCTGAAGAAGGTCAAACAACTGATGATCCGCGCTGGCCAGGCCGTTGTGGCCACCGAGTTCATCGACAAGCCCAAACGCACCAACGGCATGACCTACCGGGAAGCCTTCTTGACGCTGGCCAGCGGCCAGGCCGTCACCCTGCGCGTGACCGCCGCCGGCGATATCTACCAGGTGCTGCTCAACAACTCGCTGGTGCCGATCAAGGCACACGACGACACCGCCAAGGCCGTGGGCGAGATTGCCGCCCTGGCTGAAAAGAATCAGGCCGCGTTCCAGAAGGCCCAGGCCCGCAAGGCGATCGCCCTGCCCCCTGGCATGACCACGCCGGCGCCGAAAATGATGACTGTTCTGTCTGAGCGCGTGGCCCAGCTCGACACCCAGATTGCCGAGCGCCGCGCCACGGTGGCGGATCTGCAGCAACAGCTAGGCGCCATGACCGACAGCACCGGCGCCGACAACGCAGCGGCCCCAGGCGAGGAGCTGCCTGTAATGACGCTGGCGGCCGCGTATGCCGCTGCCCGTGAGATTGTGACGGCGAAGCCCGAACTCGACAGCGTGGGCACCGGTGGCGCCGTGGCCGTGCTGCGCATCGCCCTGGAGACGGTTGAAACGAACTACCCGATCAACCTGGAAGCCGGGAACCTGGAGCAAGCTGAGCTGGAGAAGCGCAACGCGGAGTCGTTCCGGCTGGCGATCGGCATGCTCGACAGCGCCGGCGCCACCTTGAGCGATGCCGGGCTGACTGAGCTGGTAGGGATTGCCACCGTGTCGGCGGCCGAGGACGACGATATCAAGAGCCAGGAAGCGCTGGCTGAGCTGCTGGCGCTGGGCCTGGTAGAAACCTCTGATGGGCTCTACATGGTCACCGGCAAGGGCAACAAAAAAGGAAACACTAAAAAAGGAAAAAAAAGAAAAA